GAAGCGGCAAGACTAACCAAAAGACTTTTAGGTAAACGTCTTGCGCCTATTGTTTCATCGGGCTCAGGTGGTGGTAGCCACCATATTTATTGTGTCACAAAAGAGCCTTTTAAAATGATCACTCTTTTAAAAGAAGAGGGCAAAGGCGAGATTTGTATTTATTCCGAGGGGCGGCAAATGGTTTTACCCCCCTCAAAAACTAAGGGCGTCTATAAATGGACCGGCCCCATAAAAAATGAAAAAAGTCTGCCCTTGCTTGATTTTTCGGAATTAATAAATCCGAACGTTGAGCCAGTTCCTAAATCGGCTTCTAAAAATCTGACCCGGTCGTCAGATTTTAAGTTTACCCCTGAGCCCGTGGATCTAGAATGGCTAAACCTTCCCGAGGGCGTAAAGGATGCCATCGAGCGCGGCATAGGGGTTGGCGATCGCTCCGGCTATCTAATGCGCGCCACCGATGCCCTGCTGCGCGCAGGGCTTAGCCAAAACGAGATCCTAAGTGTTCTCACCAATCCTAAGACCTTTTTAGGTAAGTGCGGCTACGAGCACGCCCAGACCCAGAGCCGTGAGCGCGCCGCCAACTGGGTTTATCGCTACACGCTAAAAAAGGTTGTCGATGATCACGAAGCCATTTCAGCAAAGAATGTATTCACAAAAATTACAGGTGATGAAGAAGAGACCCAGCTTTCAGAAACCGAGGCGGCCCTGCAATTTGAAGAACTAAAAGAAGAAAGCAATTGGCGCGATAATTTGGATCGGGGTGCTAAGGGCAAAGTCATTGCCACTCTTAAGAGCCTCGATTTGATTCTAACCAATACAATCGAGGGTGCCATCTTCAAAAAGGACTTATTCGCGAATCGCGTGGCCTACGGGGTTGATGCGCCATGGGGCCGTACTAAGGATACCTACCTTGAAGATATAGATTTAATTCTAGCCAAGCGCTGGCTTGCGGATACTGATTTTGCCATCGAGCCACCATCAAACGTTATGCTAGAGGCCACCACCTTGCTAGCCCAGCGCTGCGCGAGCCATCCCGTTAGGGAGTGGCTTGAAGGCTTAAAGTGGGATGGCAAGGCGCGTGTGGATACTTGGATAAAAGATTACTGCGAGGGTAGAGCAGATGAGCCGTATCTATCGGAGGTGTCGCGTAAATTTCTTTTAGCTATGGTGAAACGAGTCTTTGAGCCCGGGTGCCAATGGGATTACATTTTGGTTTTAGAGGGTAAGCAGGGGAAATATAAATCCTCAATTGCTCGGGCTCTTGCCTCTGACAAATGGTTTATGGACAATCTGCCGGACCTTAAAGACAAAGATGCCATGCTCAATTTGCAAGGAAAGTGGCTCATTGAATTAGGTGAGCTTGCGAACGTGAAACGCTCAGACCATAATTTAGTTAAGGCTTATTTGAGTCGTCGCACCGATACTGTGCGCCCGCACTACGGGCGCATTATGGCGGATGTCCCTCGGCAAAGTGTATTTATTGGCACCGTGAATGAAGGGCAGTACCTTAAGGACCCCACAGGCAATCGCAGGTTCTGGCCTGTGACAGTAGGCTCGTGCGATGTGGCGGGACTTAAAGAAGTGCGGGAGCAATTATTTGCGGAAGCAATGGATATATACCGCACCAAAAAAGAAGTCTTGATGCTAAGCCCTTCCGCCGATGTACAAGCCCATGATGCACAAGACGAGCGCCGTATTGACGACGATGAAACGGAAATGCGAGACGTTTTGCAAGACTTTATGGATTCTGAAAATGCAAAAGAAATAGATTTTAGGCGATTTAAAGCGCGCGAGCTTTTTTCGGGTCCAAATGCACCTTGGGGCAGATGGGCGGATAAGAACTACTCCATGCAAGTGGGTGCACAAGTTTTACGCAATTTGGGATTTGTTCGCACTAAAGTAAACGGCCAAAGAATTTGGCGAAAACCGGGTACTAAGTATTTTCGTCATGGTGAGTTTGTAGTTGCGGAAACAGGGCGGGGGTTGGGGCATAGTTCTGAACTATGCCCCGAAAATGAGTGCGAAGATTTCTATTAATATGGGGCAATGGGGCATCCCAGGGGCATATTAAATAATAGGGGTGTGCCCTGCTCTAAGTTATTAATAACCACCAAGAAAACGTTTATATAGGGCATAGGGGGCAGACTAAGTCTATATAGAGGTTAAATGTATAGAAAAGAGGGGAATAATGAGTAAAAAAGACATAAAAAGGGGTAAAAACTCTAAGAGCTATATAAGGAAGGGGGTGCCCCCCGCCCCCGGCCCCGAAAAAGGGCGAAAAGTAAAAGCCGAGGTGGTGAGCGAATGGGGTCCAAAAGACGTTAAGCGCTTTCGAAATGCGGCACGCCAAGTTTGGCGGTACACTCCGATGTGGCGAGCGGTCGTTAAGCGCTGCGCTTTACCTGGTGGGTATGCCCGGTGCGAGCAATGTCGCAAAAAGGTCCCAAAGATTTATGTGGATCACATTAAGGCGGTGGGAGATGTCGATGGCGGCTTTATTGAAAGGCTCATGACATCAAGTGAGAATCTTCAAGGGCTTTGCAAAAAGTGCCACGACACCAAAACTAAAGAAGAGAGGGCCGCCCTAAAGGCAGCCGAGATAGCGGCAATAGGTGATTTCTACTAGGTGTATACGGTATATACTTTAGACTTGACGGGTATATACCGGCCTGTTACTCTTTAATTATGAACAACACAGAGCTTATAAAAAGAATAGTCGCTCTTTTCCCAATAGCGTCAAAAGACGTGATTCGTGTTGCCTTGAGTTGCGTGGATCTCTCGGCGGCTCCAGGTCGCAGGGAATTAATTTTGCGAGTAACTGACGGGCATAGACTTATCACCGAGCGAATCGAACACGAAACGCTTCCCGAATTAATCGGTGACAAACATTTGATGTTTTTAAAAGAGGATATTGCTCTATTAAAAATGATGAAGGGAGACGTGGAAGTAATAAAGCGTGCCGACTCCTTGGTTTTTAACGGTGGCTCTATTGTTCGGGCGGTTCTTTTTTCGACGACGGACTACCCTAACACTGAGGTTATCAAGCCAAAGTATGAAGATGATATTTCAATTTCTTTTAATCCTAGATATCTGTACGAGCTAATGAAAGCTTTAAAATGCGACGACAGTAAAACTGAAATGGTGACTATAACCTTTTCAAAATCTAACTCGCGGGCGCCAATCAAAGTTAAAGGCTGCGTTAAAGCGGAGTGTTTACTTATGCCGATGCGAGGTGAAAAATGAGAAACGTCAAGTTGGCTATCGCAATTTTATTTTTGGCCGGTTGCCAAGTGGAGCCGGGCGCAAAGAACCCCATCGATACCACGGTAAGCTCGCCGGGCTCAGTGCCGGCCGTGCAGACAACCCCCGAGGGCTCGCCACAGGGCGCTCAGGCGCCAAATGAGCCCCTAACCGTCACCTACTACGCATTGGCTGTCACAATGAACCCCACGGGCCTCACAGGCGCTATAACAGTGACCGGCTATTGCGCCCAATACCAGAATAATACCTATTGCTGGGATGACGGCATCAAAACCCAGACCATACAAGAGGGGCAATCGTTCGAACATTTCAATTATAGCTTTTGGGGCTTGACACTGGCCGGCAATGGGGTAAGCGCGGGTGCGTGCTATGGTGATTGTCAAAGCGATTCGATTTTACTTCCCACCACCATGACATCTAATTTACAAATGGAAGCGGTGCATGCGCAGGCAACGCCTAATCAGGTTATTACCGAAGGCGTGGCGAGCACGGGGACGTGCACAGTTGCTAATGAAATTTTATCGTGCGGTAATTTTACGGTTGATTTAAGCCAGGTGGGACAATGAGCGGAATACAAAAAACAGAGAAAATTCCTGGCAAACATCATACCTATAGGCGATTGGGTTGCGGAGCTGCAAACGCTCGACGATTCGGCGGCAGGTATTTGCAATTAGTAACTCACAAAAATAAGGTTAAAGCCATTATTTTGGACGATAGAGAAGATCGAGAATTTTTCACAAATCAGGTTTTATCCCCGTCTAAAGCTCGCGAAATGATTGGATGGCTAGCTAGGTACATAGCTTTATCGGACCCTGACCCAATCAGCGTAGCCATTGCATCAACCAAAGCCCATGCTCAAAGAATCCGTAGCGAGCAAGACACCATAGCCAAGGAATTGGGGTTATGAAATGAGCAAGCATACACCGGGGCCATGGAATTTCTACGGCCCTTTATCAAATCATTTTAAAGGAAAGTTTTTTGCAATAGGTAGTAAAGAAAAAAGCGTGTGCCAGACAATGGGACTTGAAGAAGTGAGATTTCCCGCAGACATTGAAAGGCAGCAAGCCGACGCCGCTCGCATTGTCGAATGTGTAAACGCGATCGAGGGAATTGAAAATCCTGCGGCGATTCAACGCCTTTGCGCTGCTGCAATAGGGGCCGCTCGAAGATTTCGCAATAATGGGGATCTCGCCTATTGTGTTGAATTAGAGCAAGCCCTAGCAGCGCTTGGAGTGAAATCATGAGCGATGACTCTGAACCGCGCGAAAGATTCGATCATTTAGAAATCTTGGAAGCAGAGAAGAAAATGACCAAGCTCGATGAATTGGAATGGCGTGTAAATAAATCTATTGAAGACGGATCTAAATGTATTAACGATGCGTTATTAGCCAAGCTCATCGCGTCTTTGAGAGATATGCGTGAGTCTCTGGCTACGGCTAAGCGTTGCGCGGGTAATTATTACGATCTTAAAGATTTAGGTGCAGAGCCAATTATTGCCGTGAATGATATTTACGACGTTACTCGCGAAGCCCTGCGTAAATTCGATTCCGAATGGGGTGTGAAATGAAGCCCACCAAACAAGTCAAACTAACAGACGATGAGATTCAAGACTTACTTTCAGCGTTGAGTTTTTTCCGTAGTAAATACGAAAAACTTTGTAAGCAAAAAGCACCAATCACGCTACGAGCAATGGCACGTCTGGAAAAGAAGATATGGAAAGTTTGGTGGGGGTTTTAAATGACACCAGAGAGAATAAAGCAAATCCGCTTTGAAGCCCTAGAATGTAATAAATTTAATGACGAAATTGTTACATGGTCCGAGCTTGATGAGCTGTTGAATTTGGCCCTCCGCGAAAGTGAGGCTAGAGGCGAAGAGCGTTACAAGCAAGTGGTGGCGAAATCAACAGAAACCTCGCGAACAACAATCAAGCCCTCTGTGCGAAGATTCAGGAGCTTGAATCAAAATTGGCTGAGCGGGTTGTGGTGGGGCTTCCAAGCTATGAAGATTTTAATGGATGGCTTTACAGCGGTAAAATAAAAGCCCCTTACGATGTATATACGTGGATGGAATCCCAGCTTCGCGTGATCGACCGCTCGGAGATTGAGAAGGTGCATCAACTTGTGGGCGACACAAGTTCAGACGACATCAGGGAAGCCCTCGACATCATGGACGGCTGGCTTGGCGAAACAGAAAAACTTTAGTATGAAAGCTCAAATGGCGGCAAAAAAGAAAAAAGACGAATTGGTTGTTGTAAATATCAAGATGACCGAGGAGCAAAGAGACAAATTGATTTTGATTGCCTGTAAATACACACGCGGCAATCTCTCGGCATGGCTCAGGCATGCGGGTTTACGGTACACACCCGTTAAAAGACGCACAGCGACAGCCAAGTAATTTGCTTTTTTAACTCTCCTGTGCGAATAATGGCACACCAGGGGAGGGCGCTAATTGAAGGTTTCAGACCTCGCCGCGAACTTAAAAAATCCGCGTACCATTTCCGATAAAAAACTTGCGATGCTTAAAAAAGCATTAGAAAAGTTTGGCGACTTATCCGGTATCGTTTTCAATCGAAAATCAAAACAGCTCGTGGGCGGTCATCAGCGCCGAAAACTATTTGGCGATAAAACGCCGGTAACAATTACAAAGAAATATTTAAAGCCAACAAAGACGGGCACGGTTGCCGAGGGCTTTGTTGAATTAAACGGCGAGCGCTTTTCTTATCGCGAGGTAAGCTGGGATAGGCCCATAGAGCTTGCCGCGAACATCGCGGCAAACAATGGTGCGGGTGAATGGGACATTCCCCAACTTGGTGAATGGCTAAAAGAGCTTGGGCATTTCGATTTGAATTTCGATTTAGATTTGACCATGTTTGATGATAAAGAGCGTGCAGCTTTCTTGCCCGAGACGATTGAAGCGGTTGAAGGCGAGGATAATGTCCCGGCCACACCTAAAGTTCCTAAAGCGCGTCTAGGCGACTTGTATGAACTGGGTGAGCATCGCTTGCTTTGTGGGGACTCGACAAAGCTAGAAGATGTCGAAAGACTGATGGGTGGCGAGAAAGCGGAGCTTTGCTTTACGAGCCCGCCTTATGCGGATCAAAGGGAATATAATGGCGGTAAAGAGTTAAGCACGGAGCATCTGGCTAAATTCATTTCTACTGCATTCGGTAAGGTAAACTATTTCGCTGTCAACTTAGGGTATTCCCGTAAAGATGGGGAAGTTAATTCTTATTGGGAAGATTATATTAAAGAAGCCAAGGCGTGCGGCCTGAAATTTATTAGCTGGAATATTTGGGATAAGGGACAAGCCGGAAGTATTGGCAATCAATCTGCGATGTTTGCAATTTCTCATGAATGGATTTTTATTTTCGGCGCCAATCCTAAGGAATTGAATAAAACGCATGAAAATAAATGGAGTGGTCAAGTCAAGGATAGTAGCGTCCGCATGGCCAGCGGAGAAGTAAAATATAGAGGCAAAAATATAGTGGCCTCGCATAGTAATATGCCTACCGTTTTTACTCATTTCCCTTATAAAGCTCGGAACGAGGACTTGGGAGACCACCCGGCCGTTTTCCCGGTCGGCTTCCCCGAGGCTTATATCTTGGCCATGACGAATGCCCGCCATGGCGTATACGAGCCCTTTGGGGGCTCTGGGACGACTTTAATCGCCTGCGAGAAAACTAAGCGGCGGTGTTTTGGCATGGAGCTTGACCCGGGTTACTGTGACGTCATAGTCGAACGCTGGGAAACGTTCACTGGGAAAAAAGCTAAATTAATGAATTCTTTAAAAGCGCCGATAAGAAAACCTGTAAAACAAGGAGCCAAACAGGTACATGGGAACGCTTAAAAAGAACCCCAAAATGGCCGCTAAGATGTTTAAAAAAGGCGTGTCGGGAAATCCGAAGGGCCGGCCGCCATTAACTGCTGTGCAAAGAGCATTGCGCGAGCTAACACTTGAAACATACCGCGAGGTAATAAAAACTGCGCTTACGGGAAACATCGCGGATCTAAAAGCACTGGCAGAAAATCCCGACACGCCCGCGATTCAAGTAGGGGTTGCGACCGCTATCATGCGCGCGATTAAAGATGGTGACCCCTCGGTGCTGGAAAGATTCGCGGCGCGCATCGTGGGTAAAATCCCTGATGATATTCGAATCACCTCAACAAGCGATGTAAATATGAAAGCGCAACTGGCACTGGTTGACGATGCAGAAATAAAGGCTCGGCTTATTAAAATTAAATCAGATGTCGTATGATGCAATCGATCAGAGACTTATAAAGGCCGAGGCGGAATTAGATCATTTATTTTTCGCCGCATACTTTTTTAAAATCAGACAGGGCCTTAAGTTCCGCGCCAACTGGCACCACCATTTAATCTGTGACACACTTCAAAAGGTAATCGATGGAAAAATCAAAAACGTCTGTATCACCGTCCCACCCGGAAGCTCTAAAACAGAGCTTGCCGTTATCAACTTCATTGCAAGGGGGCTTGCTATTAATCCCCGCGCAAGATTCTTGCATCTGTCCGGTTCTGACTCGTTGGCTTCTCTCAATTCAGCCACTGCACGAGATATTGTACGCTCAGACGAGTTTCAGCAATTATGGCCTATGCAAATTGCAGATGATGCCGACGCTAAAAAGCGATGGAACGTTTTAGTTAACGGACAAATGGCGGGCGGCGTGTACGCGACAGCGCTTGGTGGCCAGGTCACAGGCTTTCGCGCAGGCCACATGGCAGATGGCTTTCAGGGGTGCATAATTATAGATGACCCTATAAAACCCGAAGATGCGTTCTCAAAAGTAAAGCTCGATGCGGCCAATCGCCGTTTGGTCACAACCGTTAAATCTCGTAAGGCTAATCCCGACACGCCCATTGTGCTCATCATGCAGCGAATTGCGATGCACGACCCAGTGGGATTTATCGAGGGCGGCAACTTAGGCAAAGACTGGACGATGATAAAGATTCCAGCGGTCATTGACGATAACTATGTCAATGGCCTTGAGGCTAAATATAAATTCTTACTCGATAAGGGAGTGGTGAAGGATGGGCGCTTTTCATACTGGCCATACAAAGAACCGCTCGACCAACTACTTGTCATGGAGCGGGGCGAGGGAATTGATCAAGCTGGCAGCCGCGTTTCTCGCCACGTTTTTAGCAGTCAATATCAGCAGTCCCCAATTGCCATTGGCGGGAACCTTATTAAAGGTGAATACTTCCAAAGGTACACTGTCCTACCAAAAATTCGTTATCGTAAGATGTTTGCGGATACGGCGATGAAGACTGCTGCCCGAAATGATTACTCTGTCTTTGAGTGTTGGGGTTTAGGCGAGGACGGTAAAATGTACTTGCTCGATATGATTCGCGGCAAGTGGGAAGCGCCGGAATTACAAAGGAGGGCGATTGCTTTTTGGGGTAAACAAAAGGCGTTGCCATCTGACACCATGGGGCAGCTCCGCAAGATGGTGGTTGAGGATAAAGCTTCGGGCACGGGGCTCATTCAAACGATTCGACTTTTAAATAATATTCCCATTGAAGGCGTCGAACGCGAGAAAGATAAACTTACGCGGGTAATGGATGCCATGCCCTACATAGAAGCACGAATGGTCTGCGTTCCTGAGGGGGCCTATTTCACAAATGATTTTATTACCGAGTGTGAGGCATTTTCTGCGGATATGAATCACGACCACGATGATCAGGTCGATCCTCTTTGTGATGCGGTTTTCGATATGTTATCTAGTGGCAACAAACTAACTCAATGGATTAGTTTAGGGCAAAAGGAAGCAGGATGAAACTATTAGGTCTAATAGTTTCATCTATTAGACCTAATAGTTTCATCTATTAGACCTAATAGTTTCATCTATTAGACCTAAGAGGTAATCAGTACGGGCGTCTTAATGACAATGGAAGCCGCTCTGACTCGGCGTTCACGCCAGTCGCGTTTATAAAATAAACTGTTAAGCTAGGTTCGCATAAGGGGGAATTGGGGAATTTATGCCTAAAAAGAAAGTCACACCGAAAAAGTCTGTGCCTAAAATTGTCAAAGACGCAGCGGCGCCCATCTTTAGTGGTGAGCGTACCAGGGACGGCTTCGATAATTTCGTATCCCGCTTAGGACTTAATAACGACAATGCTCTATCGGCGGGCACGTACCGCTATAATCTTGTCACCCGCAATCGCGTGTTACTTGAGATGGCGTATCGCGGCTCATGGATTGTTGGCTCGATTGTAGATTCAATCCCTGAGGACATGACAAGAGCCGGCATTGATATTACAACAAGTGAGAGTGACGAGAAAATACCCGACTTACTTGCGGCTATGTCCAGACTTCAAATCTGGCAATCCTTCTGCACCAATAAGAAATGGGGAAGACTCTATGGTGGCTCAGTGGGTATTATTCAAATTGAAGGTCAGAAACTGGACACTCCCCTTAATTTGGATACCATTGCCAAAGATCAATTCCAAGGCATTGTCGTCTTCGATAGGTGGCAACTTAACCCGGTTCTCTCGCCACTCATCGACTCTGGCCCTGAGATGGGGCTGCCAAAATATTATGAAATTATCAATAATCCGATGGCGGGCGACCCAACAATCGGAATGGGCGCAGGGATAATTCGCGTACACCACACGCGCTGCATT